CTCGTACTCGTCCTTCAACAGAGGGTTAACGGCGCTGAGGTCCATCATTGGGAAACTATCTCCTTACTCTTCACCCTGCTGGGCGGCTTTGTCAAGCCACCGTCCAACTGCCTGCTTATGGAAGGCAGCCTTGCCAGCGGGGGTCGAGAGGTCTCTCTTGGGTTTATCCTCGCCAGTCCCTGGGGCGCCGCCTGACGGTGCAGCTTTCGGGAGCGCCAGAGCGCCCGTACGACTCTGCTTCTCGCGTAGGCGAATCGCTACATGGGGCTTGACGAGACGTGTGAAAATCTCATCCACGACCTCGATGTTTCCGCTGATGAACGCTTTCCGCAACTCCGCGTTTGCATTAATCATCGTCGTCATCGTCTGCTCGAATGGAAATATCAGCGCCGACATTTCATCGGTATTTGCAGCCTTGAAGCCGGCCTTCTTCGCGAGGGTAAGCACCCTCTCGTGCGCCCGTTCGTTCAGGCCAATCAAGTGGTTCGCCATGAGCGCAGACTGCGAACCAGCGACCTGGTCGATCCAGTCTGGATTCTCTTCCAGCAGATCGAGCATCTTTGCGAGGCCAGGCGCCGACGCCTTGGCCACGCGCTTGAGGTCACCATAGACCTCACGCATTACCTTTGGGTCACCCGCCGGAGCATCGTCACCCTTGAGGGCGGCAACGAGCCGATCGACAAGCTGCATCTTCTTGGTCATTCCCTCGAATGACTCAGGGAGCTTGGCCAGTTTGGCCTCAAGCTCGGCAACCTTGGCCTGGAGAGCAGCCGTGTTGGGATCGCCCGTCTTGTCGTCCGTAACAGGCTTCTTCTCTTCTACGACAATAGGCGTTCCGTCGGGGTTTAGCCCATACGCGGCCCACGGGTTGACGTCTGCACCAGTGCCAGCACCGGCACGCGCTTCATCTTGTGGAGTACCTTGACCAATCACCTGATCTGGCATTGTCGTCCTCTCTTACCGATGCTTATACTTGGTAGCGCCCGTTGCCGCTGACTTCACGCTCGCAGGGCTAGACGCCTTCTGCATTGCAGCATGCGCGCCACAATCAGAACCTTTTGTGCCTGCCGGCTTGCCCATGACCTTTGCCATTGCTGTCTCCTTACCCGACGGACATGCCGCCGGCCTTTCTCTTGTTCTTCGTAGCATAGAAGACACTCTCAGCCTTCTTCTCAGACTTGTAGGTCTTCTTCATTGAACGCTTCACCTTTGCCGCTGAACCCTTCTTCCCGCCAAAGAACTTATCATACTTGCCGACGGGCATGACTACTTCGCCTTCTTTGCGGCGCTAGTCCCAGCCCGAGCCGCCGCAGCCTTCGTGCCAGTTGTGTTAGCGGAGAGCCCCGGTACACCACTAGGACCTGTAGGCTTATCCGTAGGAGCTTTGACCTTCGGATGCGACTTAGACATTAGTTATTAACCTCTGCGTTGGGATTAGACTCACCGCCGCCCATCTCACGGGTGCTTGCTTGCGCGGGTGACCCATTGCCTTGCCCGCCAGGCTGCGCACCGCCCATACTCGCAGCCACTCCAGCGTTACGCAAGGCCATCGGCGGTGCGTTGAGCACCTTACTTGCCATCAAGTCGGCCTGGTGCTGCATCATGTGCATGTACCACGCCTGCTGGATAATCATGGGCAGCTGCTTGAATTCATCCGTCATCGCCAGACGACGATGCGTCAGGAAGTGGACCGCGTGGTCGTCAACAATGGGGACGACGTGGATCGGCATGGTTACGGCCAGCTGTTGTGCCAGCACATCCACCATTTCAGGTGGAACCTCCTCGATCTGGTCGCCAACCCCGCGCGCCCATTCCAAGAACTGGGCGTTCTCTTTGTATGCGTGCTTGGTATCTTCTTCCACACCGGGGCGCATATTCAGCATCCCAATGTCTTCCAGCATCTTGATCTTTTGGGCTTCATCCATGAAGTCCAGCACGCCGACCTGGGCGAGTTCCATATACGTCTGCATCTTCTCGGTTTGTGTGTGAGGCCGAGTCGAACCTGCCTCAACCTCAACCTCGACGCCTTCGTCCCAATCCGCGCCTATAAACTCTTGGAATGAGAAGCCCCCGACGGCGTCACGAACGGCCATGAGCCGAGGCGTGTGTGCTTTCATCCGCCACACTTCGAGAGACTTCTTCGCCAGGGACTCGTAGCCGGCCTCGATGCCCTGGAAGACAGTTGCCCACCGCCCAAAGCCGCGCTCCTGGAGGGACTGGACGGTTCCTACAGGCGTCCGCGAACCCATGCTCCGTCCGCGCACAGCGGCGAATGCGCCGCTCAGCTCGTCGAAGCTTTGGCGGATGTCTTCAATGTACTTCACGAGTGACTGCGGGGCCTCGGCGCCAGGGACACGTTGGGGCTGAGCACCACCAACCGGCGTATACTCGATCTGGATTCCGATTTCTCCAGAGATACGCGACGGGTTGCTGTTTGCTGGGATCAGCCAGACCGGGTTAGCTACCCGGGTCATAATCAGCGTGAACAGTGACTCGGCCTTGTTGAGCTGGTACTGCTTCGGGGTCAGGTCGTCAGCCGGGGTAAATCCCCATGCACGCCCGGTTACGGTCCCGAAACGATAGTGAACTAGTGGATAGTATTTACGACCCTTGCCGTTTCGCTTGCGCCACGGGAAGGGCTTAACCTTCTCCAGCTCCTCCCCGCGATTGGTCATTGCCAAGTACAAACCGTTTGGGTATTCTTTGCACGCCTTTACGAACAAGCGGAACACCAGAACGCGCTTCGACCCAGTGTCACCGCCAGTCGAATGTGCGTAGGGTGATCCTGGGGTAACGCCAGGCGCCACGGACGCAATGGAGTCGCGGTGGATCGCTGAGGATGATACCTCACCGTAGCCGCCAAACCCTTCGTCTTGGACGTCTTTATCCCAAATGCTCTTGATCTGTTCAGTCGTGTACGACTGAAGCAAGAGAATCGCGGGCTGTTGCTCGATATCCGTGATGACCGGGTCAAGGAACACTTCAAACGGTGAGAGCGTCATGTACCGCATCTCACCACGAGGAACTTCTACCATCTGATCCGGCGAATCAACGAGGTATGGAGACGCACAATTTGGGCACACCGGATCGTTTGGCTTGATATCCCCAGGCTTCCACGTCGAGAAGCAGTCCTGACACTGCTCCAACGGGACCTGATCAACGCCCGTCTCTTCGCCCTCTTCCCACGCAATTTCGTGGAAGGCGTTACCCGTGAGGAGCAACCAATCGAGCATCTCCAGGCGCGCTGCCTTAAAGCCTGCCTCACGGAAGATCACGCGGAGCTGTGCGTCAACAGCCGCCGCACGGGCGACAGCCTCAGCAGCGTCAAGTGTCGGCAGCCCCAAGAAGCGCGGCTCGTGCTGAGCAATCGCCGACTTGACCGTATCAATCGTCGCCCGAAAGAGATTCGTAATGGGCGTCGGGACGCTAGGAGAAAGCTTACGCTGCCTCCACCGTCGCGCGCTTGAATCGTAGATAACCCACTGCTGGCCAAGGTAGAAGAGGATGTTTCCCCACCATCCGCGCTCTTGGAGCCACCGACGGTGCTTCAGCCTCTCGTGCCAAGCGCGTATCAGCGCTTGGTCGTCGTTAGAGGCTATCTTCACCTGAGCCATGTGTTAATTCCTGTGGGTCTGCGGTGGTCGCTAGTGCCTCACGCGCTTGCGTGCCGGCAAACCCCATTTCATCTTCGCTCGGCGATAAGAAGACATCCACCTGTCGCCTATCTTCCTCGAAGGGGTCTCTGTTTAGATCCACTGTGCCGCCCCGGGGAGGGATGCGCCCAGACATGTACATGGTGAGCTGCCGTACGTCGTCGTGTGAACGATCCACTTCAAGACGTAGCCGGTCGACTTCTGTCTCCAGAAGCGCGTTCTGTGCCTTGAGTGCCTCGATCACCCTGTCGCGTGCGTGCATCTCAGTGAGGAAGCGCGTCTTACCAACCCACATCATCATGCTCCCACCAGCCTGCTGCGTGTGTGGTATTCTCCCCGTGTAGCTCAGCCTCGTCGATACCTTGTGTCACGACGGATTCGTGTCCTTTGCGCTTTGGGAGTGTACGCTGGAGCGCTTCCCAGTGGCGCCGCGAACCGTCGTCGATGTCATCCGCGATGTCGAAGGCCGCTTCAAGTGTTCGCGTGTCAACCGCAACGACCTTCGTTGGGATGAACTCGAAGGCATAGCCGCCCGCGTCAATGGCGTGAAACTTCTGTTTGGATACGATCTTGAGGTCTTTAATAGCCCCTGTTGAGTCTACCATCTGCTGCCCGCGGACACGATACTCTGGGCCTTGGCGTAGCAGATGAGTACACGTCCGAAACACCACGAGCCCACGTTTCTGCGCTTCCAGGAACAACATGACACGCGCCCACTCGTCGCCACTTGATGGCGAGGCGGGCAATCCAGCGTTCACATACAACTGTGCAACCGAAATGGCGCCTAACTTGCGGGACAGCGCGCCAGTCGACCACGCGGAACGATCCATTGCGTATCCGAGAAGCCTGTGTGGCCCCGATTGACGCAAAATCTCTTGGCTGTGATCCTCAGCATCACGACCCTCGGCCCAGTACTCATTGTAAACGACTGGTGCATTGGGCGCCACGCCTTGATACACATCCTTATCGGGGTTCACCGCGACCCAAATGGCGCATGTCACTCCAGTGGAACGGGCGGGATCAACTCCAACCCACCGCGGCCAGTGTGCTGGCACCACGAAGGGGGCAATGACACGAAAGTCTGGAATTAGCCGGGACGTCCCGGCGTCCATTGTCGCGTACACCCAGCGAGCTTGAACCTCTGGTGGCAGCGACAGTAGCTGTGCCTTAGCCCCCTCGTCAATATTTGGGTTTGCGAGCGATGTGCCACGCAGCAAACGCCGGGTTGCGCTCATTGTTGGGCGCCCGTGGGGCGGCTCAAAGGTTAAAAAGCGCCGCCGGAGCCAATTGTCGCCTTCATCGTTCGCAATGGCGATCACGTGGCGGTCGCTATAGGGCACAGCGTTAAGCCGACAACGGTTCAAGAGCAGCTGATAGGTCTCGTACTGGATCTCTTCAGCCTGGTCGATGACGACCAGACTGTACTCTAGGTTCTTTAGCTTATCGAGACGGTTCGGCTCAAGGTTAGCGAAGAGAATCTCAGCGCCATTCTTGAATCGGACGACGTTTGTGCGCTCGCGATAGTCCCAATTAGCGGGCTTGACAATGAACGACCGGAGCTTCTTGTTTTCCACCATCTCGTAGAACATCTTCTTGGTGGTGTCAACCAGCTCACGGAAGGTCAATCGGCCAACCAGGACGAATGCACCCGGGTATTTCACCGCGTGGCGAAACGCTGCAACGCACGCCGCGTATGTTTTACCGGCGCCCATCCCGGTGACTGCCGCTACCTCATACTCAGGAGCAAGAATCAGCTCGGCTTGGACTGGATTATAGTCCTTCCCGAGTAAGTATGCTAGACTTAGCTTCTCCGCGTCTTCGGCCACGCTTAGACTCCAATGACCATTCCACCCGACGGGCCACCCTTCTTACGGTACGCATCAAGATCCAAGCCCTGGCTGGCGACGACTTTCGTTGGCCCTTTAGTGATCAGCGGGCTCGCTTTGGTGCCAGGCGGCGCCTCGTAGGGCGCAGGCTGATACGCTGACGCAGCGGTGTTCTGGTAGCCCGCCATTGCCATCGGAGATGGCTGACTAGGCGAGCGCTTCATCATTGAAGCGAGGCCAGACGTAAGCAGCCCGAGACCACCTTTAGCGAGTTCCTTCTGCGTGTCAGGGCGCTCAAAGAAGCGCCCAACTCCCTGACCGATATTGCCCATCGTCGCGCCGAATCCGCCCTGCTCGGGCGCAAATCCGGGCATGAAATTGGTAGGCATCGGCGAGTATTGCTCAGCCCATGGAGCACTAGCCCCGCCCAGGCTTCCTATAAAGTCCAACTCTGGAGTGACGTTCCATCCACCAGATGAGCCCACGTTGAATCCGCCGAAATCGGTTGGTCCAGCAGAACCACTCCCCGCGAAGTCGGAGCCGTAACGTAGTAAGTCTTCATCAGGATTGAAGTCAGTCTGGAAATCCTCGAAATAATCAGCCATCAGGCACTTCCAGTACCCAAGTCTAACGGTACCTCATAACCAGCACCAAAACCGCCAGTGCTGGGCATCCCGAATGCTCCACTCCCACCGAGCGCGGTATTGAGCGCAGCAGAGAGGTTGATAAGATTTTCATACTCGGCTTGGTCGTATCCGAGCTCGCCGAGCCCCGTGGAACGCGCGGCGGTCATGTCAGCCACCTTCTGCCCTACCCGCGCGTTGAGCGCGCCTAGCCGTGTACCTCCGGGGCTTTGCGCCAGTACGTCTAGATTGTGGTACATATTGCCGGCTCCCGCGTTTGGAATGTAGCGCATCGCCTCTTGACCCAACGGACCACGATAGATATCGCGCTGGCGGATATCCTCGTTGAGCGATGATAGTGCTTCGGGGTTTTGTCCTACACGTGATGGGGCACGTGTCTGTCCAGCCATCAATGGCGAAGCAAAGCTCGTCGGGCCCGGCTGTCCCTGCGCGAGTGTCATTCGTTCTTTATAAGCGTTGATGATTGCTTGTGCTTGGGGCGAGTAGCGCTGCCAGCTCCCGGGCTCTATAGTCCCGAGAGCCGCTTCCAACTCTTCTGGCGTTCCGGCTTCCTTGAGGTTGAGTCCAAAGGTGCCAAGCTGTTCAGCGTAATACTTATCCTTCATCGCTTCCCTTTGGGCACGCGAGGGCTCATCCCATCCGAAGATTTGACTAGCAGCATCGGAGAGCGCGGGACCAAACATGGCTACGGGTGGGAAGAAGCTCGTGCCCACACCCATGCCGATGTCGTGAATAGCTTTCCATGCTTTGTAGTCGGCCGGCGCATCTGAGCCCATTGTCTGCGCAGTATTGATTGCCGCAATAGCGGCCTGGATGTAAGGTGCGATATCGCCTATGTTGAGCCCACCTGCTGCGCCCGTTGCACCCTGCTCGGCAGTCGTTGCGAGGTCGATGTCACTCGGCGATAGCCCACCAGCCGCCGCACCACCATATGGGATGATCTCTTGTGGAAAATCTGCAAAGAGGTCAAGCCCACGTGGGATGGCACCAGTAATGGAACCGTCAGGCGTGCGTTGGTCACCGCGCCCTTTGAACCCCTCAGCAAGCTTAGCTCCAGTCTTACCTACGCTAAGCGCCTGCTTTGCTGTGCCAAGCTTCTCTTCAAGGCCAGTCGGCTTATCCTCTTGGTCCTCTTCATCGCGCCGCTTCTTGGGTGATGCACCTACACCAAATCCGCCGCGGGCGGGGGCACTTCCCGGGAGGAGGGGGCTAAGGAACTCGCGGGTTCCTCCCCGTCCTTCGGGGGTGTACTTGGCGTAGTCGGTGATTCGTCTGGCCATTCCACATCGTCCTTGAAGTCGCTCAGGGCGGTAGAGCTGTCGGCACCACTAGCACCACTGACGATCGCTTCAACCTTGGAAGCAATGTCAGCAAGGGCGCGTACCGCATGAATACGGTCAGCGTCACGGTTAGCGGTCTTGGCGATCTTGTTCAGCTGATCGAGGCCGTCGAGGAGACCTTGGCGTACCCGCCGCCTAATGGCGTTTGCATGGGTCTCTGCTGCTCCAGCAGCCTCAGTCAGTATCTTGTTGATCTTGGGGTCCCAGTCGTCGGCGTCACGCCAACGCTGGATTGTCTTGAGCGCCACCCCAAGCTCTTGTGCTATGGATCGCAACGAGCGACGCTTGCCCGTCGCTGCTGCTGACATGTACAGCTCGAAGGCTTTAGTGCGCTCCGCCTTCTTTGGGTCGAACTGGTTTGGCTCCATGCGTCTCCGCTATATCCGCCGCGCCGCCCGGGGTAGCCGGGTCCACCTGGGGCTCGGGAAAGCCATTGTGTGGGCCGGGGGGCAGGGTAGCCCCAGCTGGCAGGGCCGGGCAGCGAGCGAGCCTGGCTTGGGTCTGCGCAGCATGTGCCTGCGTCATAATTGACGCACGCCGCTTGGCTGCGCGTGCTTGCGGATTGGGTCGGCGTTCATGCTGGTCGAGGCATTTCCTCACATAGAGGAAGCGTGCCAGCTGCCACTTTGGCACGCAATCTTTCGTGTCATCTTGGCACGATTGGGGTGGTGAATAGCTTACACGGAACTATGGCGGTGTCTCATGCCACTTTGGCACCGTGAGACAACCCCCCTCGTGAGTACTAAAAAGCGCAACATCATGTGTGTAGTTTCTTACCACCACTACCTGGAGTTGTCTCACGCCAATTTGTCACATGTCCAAAAGTGCGCTGTAAACTATTGAAATATTACCTTGTCTCACGGCGCGGACCTACTATATAGAATATAGAGACAACCCTCGGGGGAGGGAGCTCGCACCGCCCCCTCCCCCTCGCCTCCCGCTCACGCTCCCGGCTCACCCCCCACCCCGGAGCGCGCTATGACATTTTGGCGCTGACGCGGGTGGCGGGGGGAATTTCACGTGAGGGGGACTCCCAGACGCTATTAGGTACTTAAAAGCATTCTTTTCCACATAGTTAGCGAGGGGGCCCCATGTCAAAATTGGAGGAGGTGCGTGTGGGCTCAGGCTGGATGGGGACGGGCTGGGCTGGGCTGACAGCAGCATGGCTGGGCTGGCTGGGGCATAGCAGCATAGCCAAGCTGGCACTAGCATGGGGTAAGGGATAGCATGGGCTAGGCTGGGGCTATCTTGCCCACGCCAGCCCGGTGGGGCATTGCGTAACTGTAACATAGCCTTACATAACGCATGGTTAGGGTGGGATAGGTAGTGTTCCCAACTGCCACACAGGTTGACGCGCGCATGTATGTCAGTCATAGGCGATACCCCGCCCCCGTATTTTCGCGTCTCATTTTTGCCACGAAAAATAATTGGCTCACGTTTTCGCCCACTTACGGCGCGCCGCTTGTGAACCTTTTCACGCCAATTTGGCAAAAACCCACAATTCCGCGGGTTTGGCGGCGCGGGGGTATCCCCTAAGGGTGAAGGCAAAAATCGGCGGGGCCAAAACTCTTGACGGGGAGAACAGACATGCAGACAATGCGTGAGGTAGTGGACGGATTCATGAACCTGCCGGTAGACTCGGGCGCCGCGTCAGTTGGGCGAGAAGTCGTGACCGCAATCGACGCGGAATGGGCGAGCGTACTCAGCGAGCAGGAGCTGTCCACACTGGCACTCGTGCTCCGGGTTGGAGTTCAGAGGCAACTCATTAGCAGCGACAACGGTCTACAGCTGACACTCGCCAGCTACGCGATCGGCCGCGAATTCGGCGGCAGGGCCGAACGGCTGGAAGGCTAACAATGGCCCGACTGTCACGTAGACGCGGCGTGCAGGGTACAGCGCCACGCATGGCACTGTCAGACGCTGCTACCGCGCTACGTGACAGTTGCCGTCCCAAACACCAAACACGCGGGCTATGGAGGGCTCGCATCACAAACGCTGCATACTTCCGACAACGTGCGTTTCAGCGACGTCTAGCTGTCGCACGAGCAGAATGGCAGACGCTAGGCATCCCAGACTAAGGGGAGACACGATGGACAAGTTCACCTTCGCGATGGTCCAACACTCGGAGCACAAGCACTCCATTCGCTACGACGCGGCGGACGGCAAGGCGCCAGTCAAGAGCATCTACGTGGCCCGGCTGGCCCTCGGATCCGCCGCGCCGGCCGAGCTGACGGTCACAGTCGGCCCGAAGTAGCCGAAACGCGCCCCGGTCAGCATGACGGGGTGCGTCATACGGTAAAGCGCCTAATCCGTATCTGAAGAGGCTTGGCGCGGGGCGTGGGGAGAATGGGCTTCCCACGCCCCATTCCTTTTGCCTGCACTCGTGAACAGTTTCACGAGTGTCAATGTGCAGGGCCTAGGAGCCACGATGATCGAACGGGCATACCCGAGTAGCCTCGCAGGCGAGAAGTCGCGCCCAGGAGGCGCCCAAGGGCCCTACGGGTCAAATTTGGGGCTAGTGCCCCGCCGCATTCGCCGCCGCGCCACGTTTAGGCGCCTCGCCCCCGGTCGACAGGCTGGGGACGTGCTCGCGTGTACGCATGCGTGGGGCGTGCCCGTAGCGCGTGCGTCCGGGCGAGCTCGCGTGTGTGCTCCCCGAGCGGCCAAGCGACAATGGAGCCTTGAAATAGATATCATTCGTGGTATCATCGTACGAGTACACGCTGGCCTAATAGGGCTAGTGCTACTAGCCGGGTGCGGTAGTCAGCTAGTCGAAGGTCGTGACTACTGGATTGACCAACAGGCCCGGACGATCTATACGCGCTCTGAGCAGATTGCACAGAATGTATGCATGATGCGCGGTGCTGACTATGGACCATACCTAGCGCGTAATGTGCTTACTGGCGTAGCATTGGGAAGTGGCGTGTCCACCAATACGGATAGCTGGAATAACGATGCATTTGGGTGCTATGATGCACGAGATGACGTTATCATTTGTACTAAAGACAACCCAGCGTGTATGCCTCACGAACAGGGACATCGCGGAGGTATACTCCAACATGACTAGAGAACACGCCTTCCGTCTAGCGTTCTTGTACGCTAGAATCAAACTCAATCACGTAACGATTCCAGTAACAGATCCACGCGACCCCACGCCTTGGCGTATCCTATTAACGGCACACATATAATGTTACGAGCAATCGTGGTACGAAATAGCGCGAATGCCAAGCTTGGCAATGCTCATGCAACCTATGCAAGCCAAGCAACATGTCCCCAACGGTGCCCATTCTTGAACAATGGGTGCTATGCCGAAAACAGCCCAACTGGCATCCACACGGCAAGACTAAATAACAATGACCACACTGCGGATCAGGAAATAGCCGAAGAAGCTAAGCTTATCAAGCAGTTACCAGACGATAAGCCACTACGATTACACGTAGTGGGCGATGCGTCTACGCCAGCTCAAGCACGCCAGCTCGCCAAAGCTTGCGAAGCGCGGAAGCAACCTACATGGACTTACACACACGCTTGGGGCCAAGTACCACGCTCCGCATGGGGTAGCATTAGCGTTCTTGCAAGCACCGAATCAGTAACTATGGCCGACGAAGCCATGTATCAATTCTACGCGGCAGCTATGGTTGTATCACACTTTCCTAACGGTGATAAGGCTTGGAATCAAGACGGATTCACGTTTATTCCTTGTCCAGCACAAACACGCAACAAAACATGTAGTGAATGCCGGTTGTGCTTTAATGATAGACTATTAAGCCGAAAACGACTAGTTATCGCATTTGAAGCCCACGGTAGCCGAGCTAACACAGTCCGAAAGGAGCTAGCCAAATGCCAGTAGGCGACCTACGCATCAAGTTTGCATACGACCCACCCGAAGTCAAGCGCAGACGAACGCTGTGCCGTATTCACGATGCTGGTGGTGTACTGGGTTCTGGGCTAACCAAGTGTAGCCGCAACGACCAATTTGTCAAGGCAACCGGGCGTAAGCTGGCCCTGGCACGCGCCATGCAAGATGCGAAGCTCGACCGCAAAGCAAGACGGCTCCTATGGGCGCAGTATCTCGGGAGGTCTACGCATGACCTACTGTAGTTACACGTGGAGCGAGCTTGTACAAGTCAACACGCGTCGCCCACACATGATGCGGCTAAAGCATCGGTGCATATTAACAACCGGGCATAATCTTTCCACACATCCGTGCACCAATCCAGAAACTGGTCGGCGACATATGCACAAGACGCAACCAACACCGCATCGTTGCGCCTGCCAACCAGTCGATGAGTTTCACACGGATCGTGTGCTACCGGAGGGAGAACCTAAGTGAGAGCCATCGCACCACTGTTCGTAGCCGCTCAAGCGGGAACACCAGTCCTGGCGATTGGTTCGCCCGGCGTCGGCAAGTCTGCTATCATTAACAGCGTAGGTAACAGTTTAGACTATGAGGTCTTCACTGTTATCGCGTCGCTACGTGAACCAGCAGACTTTGCTGGGTTGCCGTTTATCAAGGATGGCAAAGTGTTTCTGGCCCCACCAGCTTGGGCAGTAGCGGCGGCAGAATCCAAGCGCGCTATCGTATTTCTTGACGAGATCAGCACCGCGTCACCAGCAACACAAGCAGCACTCTTGCGGCCAGTGCTAGAGCGCGTGGTCGGTGACATTGTGCTTCCAAGTACCGTGTCGTTTATCGCAGCAATGAATCCACCCGATGAAGCAGCGGGTGGCTGGGACTTATCAGCCCCACTTGCAAACCGCTTCTGCCATCTCAATTGGATACCCGATGCAGCAATATGGATCGATGGGATGATGCAAGGCTTTCCCGTGCCCAGTGTACCACGACTCCCGGCTAACTGGGAAAGTTATCTTCTGGAAGCCCGAACGATGGTATCGTCATTCATTCGCCACAAGCAGACACTATTCCTCAACGTGCCCAAGGAAGCCGACAAAATGGGTAAGCCGTGGCCGTCGCCTCGGTCGTGGACTATGGCAGCGACATTGCAGGCCGCCACCAAGGCCGCTCAGGCCGGGAGAGAATGTGAAGCTCTTCTCGTTGCAGGTTGTGTTGGTGAGGGAAGCGCGCTAGAGTACCTGAGTTGGCGCGACGCTATGGATCTTCCTAATCCTGAAGATGTGCTCGCGGACCCTGATAACTTTGAGGTTCCCGATCGTGGAGATAAGTTGTATACTGTCCTCGCGTCAGTCGCTGTAGCCGTTGCCACGAACCTGACCAAGGATCGTTACTTGCGCGCCTATCGCGTGTTTAACCGCGCTGCTGAGGCGGGGAAGAAAGATGTAGCGGCGGCGAGCGTTAGGATGCTGTCAATCGCTGGCGTCAAGGCACAATACCTTACGGACGAAAAGCTTCGTCGGGCTGTCCAGCCACTCATGAAGCCATTTGTCCAGTTGCTAACAGAAGCAGGGATTATCTAATGCGTGATGAAGCAATACTAACACCAGGAACAGTTAACCAGTATCTAGTAGATAATATGTATTGTCACTCGTGGAGCATAGTAAGTAGTCAAGACTATATCATGAAGCGCTTGCCGATGCACACGAGCTATAAACGTACTCCTACTGGATACAATCACGTGACTACACCAATACCATACTGGATGAGCCCAACCATGACGATAAGCGATTTGGATGATTCACAACGAATACTCGACTGCCGCGAGCCGGTAGCTATTACTGTGGCTGCGAAGTCTACCCCCGGCCAAAGAATGCAAGCATGGCGCGTTCACAGTTTGTCACGCAATACAGTTAAAGATTTAGATATTTCACGCAATGCACCATATCAGCTACGCGCGGCACAAGCAAGAATCTTCGAAGAATATGACTATCGTGGCCCGGTAAAGGGTAGTGAAGCAAAAGGACTTAGCCGATTCTTCATGACTATAGGCAAGGATGATTATGTGCGGCGAGGATGGTTTTTTAAAGAAACTCTCATGCATGCGTGGCGTCGCAGTAAGCTCATCTACTGTTACGTTTTTAAGTGCCCAATCCCCGGAGTAGATTTCGCGGATTTCATGCTTGCCGTTCGCGCATTCAAGAGTAACGGTAAGTTTCGCCAAACGGTCAAAGCACTTATCGACAACCCCGACAACGCTGTAGACGAAATCAACACGCTCAAAGCTATGCTAACGCTCGCAAAGGGGATGGGTAAGTAATGAGCGATAACCTGCCCGAACGGCTCCAAGCGTCCCGCGTGTGGCTGGGCTTCAAGCGACCATATCTTGGCGCACTCTTGTGGGCATTACGCCCGACCCCGATGAAAGGTTTGGGAACATTTGGGATTAACCCTAAGCTCCAGTTGGTGTATGACCCAGACAAGCTCCAAGAGTGGAGCATAGAACACTGTGCAACGGTGCTCTACCATGAATGTGGTCACATTCTACGCGACCATGCTGGCCGCGCGGCTATGGTCGCTGACCGTGATCCGAAAGCGTGGAATATCGCCGGAGACGCGGAAATAAACGATGATCTTGCTAGTGAGCAGTGCAAATGGCCCTTTGTGCCAATCTACCCTAAAAACTTAACACCACCGCAGCCGGCCGGCTTGACAGCAGAAGAGTATTACGCTCATATGCCGTTGGTCACGGTTGGTATGGCAAGCGATGGTGATGGTAAGGGTAATCAGAAGTTTCCCGGCCAAGGTAAATGCCAAGGCGTGCATCCAAGCGATGACGATTCCAAAGGTGATGGAGTACATCCCATTGAAGTGGAGCTTATTCGTCGGCAAGTTGCACAAGACGTGCAAGACATGGTCAAGTCGCGTGGCACTGTTCCGGCGTGGATGCAACTATGGGCGCAACATTTGCTGGAGCCTAAAGTTGACTGGCGCCGCATGCTGCGCGCTGAAGTCCGCCGTGCCGCATCTGACGTGATGGGGCAAGTTGACTTCCGCTATAAGCGACCGTCACGACGAACGGTCGTGTTACCAGATCTCATTCTTCCGATCTTACGTATGCCTGAGATACAGATCGCAGTCGTGGTCGATACGTCTGGGTCTATGCTTGGTGGGCCTGATAACGTGTCAGACCTGGAACGCGCGATGGCTGAGCTGTCGGGCGTCATCAAGCATTTTGGGCGTCATAGCGGTGTTCAAGTCTACGCTGTCGATGCAGCCGTTGCCAGTGCGAAGCGAGTGTTCAAGTTGTCACAAATCTCGCTCGCTGGCGGTGGCGGAACCAACATGTGCGTAGGAATCGAAGCCGCGGTTAACGGTAAGCCAAAACCCAACATCGTTATTGTACTCACTGATGGTGCGACACCGTGGCCGACCACGCCCATTTCCAATGTTCGCGTAATCGCTGGCGTTATCAGTAATGAGCGCGTACATAGCGCTGTCCCTACCTGGATTCGTGTCGTGCCTATTGCTACACAAGACGAGGAACGCAAGCGATGACTGATGAAGAGATCAGACTACTATACACAGAATGTCGGCTCGCGGGGATGCGTATGTGTTTAGGGTGTTTATGTCCACTTCTAGACCACGTTGACACACACTGCACCCCGTGTGCACGTTTGGAAGAAGAAGAATGCCCGTGTCAACGGCACCGCCAAATCTTGGGTTTGGCAAACACCGCAACGTGGGCTAAAGCATGATCCTTATACCAAAAGGACTCTCAAATGACGAAGCGCGCGCGATCCAAGCAGAACAGCGTCTCGCGGGTATCCCGACGTGTCCGCTCTGCAAAGGTGCGGGTAAAATCTTCACCGGCAAAACGCGTCAAATCGCCGGGCGCGAATACACGTTCTTCATCTACTGCTCCCGTTGTGAAGGCCGCGGATCGGCGGAAATGCCGGAATCCACGTTGTCATAAAATGTTCGTGCCGTGGAGCCCGACAACCTACGTCTGCTCAGAACACTGTGCGTGGTGTATGCTGCTGGAACGAATATGCGGAAACTCTATAGACGCAGACGCCTACTGGAAACAATATCGCGCGACAGTCATGGAAGCGTACGCGAAAATGAAGCGTAGGAGTGACCCTTGACGCCAATAGAATTTACTGATACCATTGTTGCAGTGACACCACAGCTCCGTAATCGTTTGTCAGGTGAGTTTCGTCGCGCGGATCGCACAGAGATTGACGAAGCCCTCTGCACGGCTACAATGGAAGCGTGGTCTAAGAAACCTACGTACTTTCCCAAGCGTGTCGCCCTAGAGATATTTGTGCTTGACACTGCAAGACTGCGCCTGATCGACTACATGCGTAAGGTTGCCATTCGCTTTGGTGC